CCGAACAAATAAAAGAATATATCGATTTAATTGAAATTGGCGAAATCAATTCTTGCAAATGGCAAAAACTTTTAATCAAGCACGTAAAGAAAGTATTTAAAACAGAAAATTTAATAGTGGACGGGGCAAAGATAGAAAAATATTTATCTTATCAAAAATATTTCCCGTTCGAGCGATTGTTTCCGTGGGAAGTATTCTGCTTTGTATTACATAATTGCGTGTTCCAAACAAACGGAATGCCGCGTTGGAGTGACCTTCTAATTTTGATAGGGCGCGGCGGCGGTAAAAATGGATACTTGTCGTTTGAGGATTTTTGCCTTCTTACTGAAACTCATGGGGTTGCCTACTACGATATTGATATTTGCGCTAACAGTGAAGAACAGGCAAAAACCTCATTCGACGAGATTTATAACGTTCTTGAAAATCCGAAGTGGCGTAAGAAATTTGAAAAGAATTTCCGTTGGAATAAAACCGAAATTCAAAACATTAAAACAAAGTCAAAAATCAAATATCGTACAAACAACCCGAAAGGGAAGGACGGTTTGCGAAGCGGTAAAGTAGACTTCGACGAACCGCACGCGTATGAAAATTGGGAAAACATAAACGTATTTACGACGGGTTTAGGTAAAAAGCCGCACCCGCGCCGTACTTATGTTTCAACAAACGGTGACGTGCGCGACGGTCCTCTCGACCAGCTTATCGAAAAGAGCGAAAAAATTTTGACGGGGGAAATACCCGACAATGGATTTTTGCCGTTTATTTGTAAGCTCGATGATGAGAAAGAAGTACACGATGAAACGTTATGGGAGAAAGCGAACCCGAGTTTGCCATACTTGCCGATATTGAAAGAGCAGATGCGGCGAGAATATGAGGATTACAAACTTGATCCTATCGTCAATAATGCGTTTATGGTAAAGCGTATGAATATACCGCAAGGGCGCAAAGACACAGAGGTTGCAAGCTGGGAAAACATATTGAAAACAAACGGCGAAGTACCCGATTTAACGGGTAAATCTTGTGTTTGCGGGATTGATTTTGCCAAAACAACCGACTTTGTTTCCGCGTTTCTTCTATTTAAGGGTGATAAAAAGTATTACGGTATTCATCATAGTTGGTTTTGTACGGCATCGGCAGACAAACACCGTTTGAAAATCCCGCTCGATGAAATGGTGCGGCGGGGTGTATTAACGATTGTAGATGATGTGGAGATAAGCCCGACCATTATAGCGGAATGGATAGGCGAGCAAAAAACAAAATACTTCATTGAAAAAATAGCCGTAGATACATACCGTTATGCGACATTATCACGGGCGTTGCTGGATGTCGGGTTTGATGCAAAAGAGAAGGAAGTAAAACTAACCCGCCCGTCCGATATTATGCAAGTTGTTCAAAAAATCTCGTCAATGTTTATCGCCAATAAAATTATTTGGGGCGACGATCCGTTAATGCGTTGGTTTACGAACAACACAAAACTTGAACCCGCGCCGAATAATAATTTTAAGTACGGCAAGATAGAAGCAAAGAGCAGAAAGACGGACGGATTTATGGCGTTTGTTAATGCAGTTATTATCGAAGACGAGTTGCCCGAAGCGGCGGACTATCAATTTATGAATCCTATCATTTTATAAAGGTGAGAGATGAGAAAATTTAATCTTTTTAACTTTCTTGAAAAGAAGATGAGCACGGCGGAGCTTGGAACGATTGCGGCGGCAAAGCTCGACCAGCTCGCATTCAAAGAGCTGGCACTTCATATCGGGGTATCGTATATCGCAAACACTTTGAGTAAATGCGAGATAAAAACCTATGCACCCGACGATGAAGGGAAACCCGTTGAACAGCGCGATAAATTGTGGTATATGCTCAATGTTTCACCCAACGTGAACGAAAATTCAAGTCAGTTTATAAACAAATTTATAGAGCGATATTACTACGAAGGTGAAGCGTTGCTCGTTCCGCACGGAGATATGATATATTGCGCTGACGGTTTTGATTGCGATGATTCTAACCCGTTAAAGGGATATATCTATAACAATATTGCAATCGGAACGCGGCAATTAAAAAGCAAGCACAACGCAAGCGATGTTTTTCATATAAAGCTCGATAATGACAATGTAAAAACGTTTATTGATGCAATGTTTTTAGAGTATGGCGAAGTGATTGACCTTGCGTTAAAAACATTCAAGCGTACGAACGGGAAGAAATACAAACTGTTGCTTGAACAATACCGCGCGGGCGATCCTCAATTCAATCAAATTTTCAATGACGTAATCAAGGGACAGCTCGAAGCATTTATCAATAACGACAACGCCGTTTATCCGCAGTTTAAGGGTACGGATTTGCAAGAGTTTTCAACCGCAACGCCCACGAATACAAATGACATTATTGCTATGCGAAAAGAGGTATTCGAGGTTGTGGCGCAGGCGTTGAAAATCCCGCTTTCGATGATGTACGGCAATATAACGAATATGAACGAAATTGTGAAGGTTTATTTGTCGATTTGTATTGACCCGTTAGCGGATATGATAAGCGAGGAGTTTACGCGTAAATATTACACATACGACGAGTGGAAAGCAGGGTATCGCATTGAAGTAGATACCTCTTGCATCAATCATATTGACATTTTCGAGATTGCGGACAAGGCAGATAAGGCAATTTCTTCGGGGCTTGCGTGTGTTGACGAATTAAGACCGCGCGTGAAGTTAAACCCCCTTGAAACGGATTTTGGCAAAGCTCATTTCATTACAAAGAATTACGAGCTTGCTGAAAGATTTTTGAAAAATATAGAAGGAGGTATAAGCGAATGAACCGACAGTATTTCTCAATGGAGAAATCGAAAAACGAAGCAACGATAAACATTTACGGCGATATATCGAGTTGGGATAAAAGCGCAAAAAATCTCGTGCAACAGCTTGACGAAATGAGCGATGTATCAAAAATAAATGTTTATGTCAATTCGTACGGCGGGGAAGTAGCGGAAGGCTTGGCGATTTATAACGCGTTGCGTAGGCACAAAGCGAAAGTTATTACTCATTGCGAAGGATTTGCGTGTTCGATTGCATCCGTTATTTTTATGGCGGGTGATGAAAGAATTATGAGCGATTCGTCTTTGCTTATGATTCACAACGCTTGGACTTTTGCGGACGGAAACGCGGAGCAGTTGCGTAAACAGGCTGATGATTTGGATAAAATCACGGCGGCAAGCGTAGCGGCATACAAAGCACACTCTACGTTAAGCGAAGAAGAAATCAAGGCTTTAATGGATGCGGAAAGTTGGATTTTGCCCGATGAAGCACTTGAATACGGATTTGCAACGGCGGTAGAAAAAGCGGAAACGAAGAACGCAAGCCAAAACGCAAAAAAGGTTTTGCTCGGTATTGTCAAGGCATACCGTCAAAAACTCGAAGCGATGCAAGCTGATGACGAAGAAGAGGAAGAAAATCCCGACACCGACGAACCCGAAACGACGGATGAGGACGAGAATGCCGAAAATAGCCCCGAAAACGCGCCTAAAACGGACGATAACGAAGAAGACGAGGAAACGGACGGGGAAGAAGAAAACGGCGAAAAAAACGAAAAAAAAGCCGCTGAAAAAATAAGCGGAATTTTCAATGCAATCTTAAAAATATAAAAGGAGAAAAAAAGATGATTAAATTTGCAGATGAAAAGAAGAGTATCAATCAGATCGTTGAAGCTATGAACAGCGGCGACGAAGCAAAAATCCAGCAGGCTTGGACGGATTTTCACAATTCCGTTGCGGCAGAAGTAAAGAAGGATTTTGAGGAATTGCAGGAAAGCCACGATGCGGCGGTGCTTGCACAGCGCGGTTACAGACAGCTTACCAGCAAGGAAACGAAGTGGTATCAGAAGGTTATTGCGGCGTTGAAATCGGCTGACCCTAAACAGGCATTTACGGCGATTATCGGTAGCGATAACGAAGACGATTTGATGCCTACCACGATTATCGAGGACGTATACAAGAATTTGAAAGAGGAATATCCTCTGTTGAAAGCAATCAACTTCCAGCACGTTAAATATGCAACGAAGTGGATTTTGAATGACCACAGCAGACAGGCGGCGGTTTGGGGCACGATTAACTCCGAAATCACGAAGGAAATTATCAGCTCGTTCAAGGTTGTTGACATCAAGCAGAGCAAACTTTCCGCGTTTGCGGTTATCGAAAAGGATATGCTCGACCTCGGTCCTGTATTCCTTGACGGCTATATTCGTACGGTGCTTGCAGAAGCAATGATGGTTGGTTTGGAAGAAGCAATCGTCGCGGGTACGGGTGTAAATCAGCCTGTCGGTCTTATTAAAGACATTCACGAGGGCGTAGCTTTCAATTCGTCTACGGGTTATCCCGACAAAACGCCTGTACCTCTTACCTCTTTCAGCCCGAAAGAATACGGCGCGGTATTGGCGACTATGGCACTTACCGAAGAAGGCAAGATGCGTAAATTCAGCAAGGTTGCGCTCGTAGTCAATATGGTTGACTATCTGACGAAGATTATGCCCGCAACTACGGTATTGAATGCAAGCGGCGGTTACGTAAGAGATTTGTTCCCGTTCCCTACCGATGTGTATGTATCGAACTCGGTTGAAACGGGCAAAGCGGTTGTATTCCTTCCCGAAGAATATTTCTTGGGTATGGGCGGCGATAAGAACGGCGTAATTGAATATTCTGACGAATACAAATTCATCGAAGATCAGAGAGTATTCAAGATTAAGCAGTTTGGCGAAGGTCGCGCATACGACAATACGGTAGCTGTATATCTTGACATCAGCAACCTTGATCCCGCGTATATCACGGTTAAGAATGTCGAAGTAGTGACGGCGTAAAGTTATCTTTGTGAGGTGATGAACAATGACAGCGGAACTTTTTTTACAAGTCAAGCGAAAATTGAATATCACTTGGGAAGATAGCGAAACCGATGCAAGAGTAAAGGACATTATCAAGTCGGCAATCCCCACCTTGAAACACAAGCTGGGGATAACCGACAGCACTTTCGATTTTGCAGTAGAGGGCGCAGAAAACACGCTATTTTTGGCGTATTGCCTTTACGAATGGAATCACTCGGCAAACGAATTTGATGTGAATTATGCGAATGATATAGCTCAAATTCGTGCGAAATATGCGGTCGCGTATTATTTGGCTAACGAGGGAAGCGAGGAAACCGAAAGTGAATAAGCATAAATTTAATCGCTATAATGACGGCATTGTATCAATCTATCGAGAAAAACCACGCCGTACGGATTTCGGAGCAAAGCAGAATGTTTCCGCTATGAATAATTTGGATTTCATTGTGAAACTTGCGTATGAGGAATCCAGCCGCCGCGAACAAGACAACGAATTTGCGGAACAAATGGGTTTCTCCTTATCGCTGAAAGTACGAACGCGGTTTTTCGCAACGATAGATAACAAATGCAAGGCAATCATAAACGGATATTTATACGACGTTAAATACGTCGATAAAAGCCGTGATGAAATGTGGCTGTATTTAGAGGGGGTGCGCGAGATTGGTACTTAACGAGATAAAAACAAAGCTCGAAGAAATTGATAAGCGCGTGTATTACGGAATTGTTGACAATGAGGAAGTAAAACATACCGCTTGGGATTATATCGTGTTTAATCGTTCCGCGCTGAAATCCTCCTCGAATAAAACAGGGTACAGCGATACTTACGAAGTGCATATCGTACGGGAAAACTTTGTACCCGAAGGTATCGACAGCGAAGTTATCGCAAAAATGCAAGAAATTGACGGTATGCGGCTTGCAAATCAAGACGGGGTTTTCGATTATGCGCTTAAACCCTCGACAAATATGGTTGTTGAAATGTTGACATTGTATTTTGTGAGGGCGAGAAAGAATGTTTAAGATAAACATTTTAGAGCTTGAAGAACTACAAAAGGCGATGCAAGCCTACGCGGGGAATGTTGAAGAAACGATAACCGACGTTTTGCATAACGAAGCGGGGATTTTAATTCAAGATTCTATCCGTCGTATTATTCCCGAATCGGGTATTACGTGGCGGGGAAAACGGGCGGCGGCGAAGTCGGGAAAATCGTTACAAAGCGTAACGAATGAAAATTTATCGGTAACGGTTAAATCGTCAAAGAATTATCAATATCTTTACTTTCCCGATGACGGTACAAGCACGAAGCGACATGTAGGCAATCAACAGTTTTTTGCAAAAGGCGCGGAAGCCGTTGCAAATGAGGTTGTCAATAGGTGCATAGCGCGATTGACAGAAGATTTTAAATAAAAAAAAGAGGTATAAAAAATGGATAAAGTATTTTCGGATTTTGAACTGGACGAACTCGGTTTTAAATTCAAGAGCGCAGAAGAATATACGAAGGTAGTTTGTATCGGCTCTTGCGAAGAAGAAATGGAAACGAAGGTAATCACGAAGTCTTGTCGTGGCGTTGTTAAAAAGAAAGTCGTAAAAGGTACGGGCAACGGCACGTTGAAGATTTCCGCTCATATTCCTTGGACGATCTATACGCAGGCGTATGGTATGCAGTTGTCGACCGTGTTAGAGGGCGTGAAAGCATACGGGCAGAACTCGGTGCATGAGAATTTCGGTCTTGTTGCTCACATTAAAGACGAGGACGGCAACGAAAAGCTGAAAGCGTACCCGAATTGCGTTATTGAAACGGGCGTAGCTCGTAAGATTGAAAACGGCGCGGAAGAAGTTGCAGAATTGGAGCTTGAAATTTCCGTAATGCCCGACGATTACGGCAACGGTATGTATGAAGCTCTTGTTTCCGAACTGAAAGACGAAAACGTTAAGACGACTTGGATGACGGCGTTTGAGCCTTCCCTTGTTCAGACGATTGAAACGGCGTAATTAAGGAGGGATATTTATGAAAGTAAAAGTTTTGACGGATTTTAGAGATGCGGAAACGCTCAAAATCCATAAAAAAGATAGCGTTATCGGCGTGACGAAAAAGCGTTATGACGAAATCGCAAAAGTGGAAGAAGCAAAAAAAATCAAGCTCGTTGAAGTGGTTAAGGACGAACCCAAAGCAACGGGCGCAGAAAAGGCGGTAAAAGCCGCGAAATAAGGTTTGTGAGGGCGTTTTTTACGCCCTCATAGAAAAAATAAGGAGAAAGTGTGTATGAATAACAAAATGGCATTGAATACAAATTATACGTTTGAATTTTTCGACGGTACGACGTGCGAAATGACACTCACGTTTATTTCGCTCAAAAGGCTGTCGGGCAAAAATAAAACCCTTTACGCTCGTTATCAAAAGGTAATGACGAAAGGCGTTGAAGATGAATTCGATATTTTGACCGTGCTTTATACGGCGTATGTATGCGCGAATATGGACGGCGAAATTATGAAAGAAGATGAATTTATAGAGAAATGCGGTAGCGACCGTATTATTTTGCGTGAAGCTATGCAAGCATTGACAAACCCAAAGGGGCGCAAGGCTTCCGACAGCCCTTCAAGTTAAGGACACACGCGCGGAAACAGACGATAAAACCGCCCGAATTTAAGTTAGAGGAAATCGAGGATTATTATACGTATTACGTCTTAATCCTCGAAATCCCCGAAGATATATTTTGGTACGCGGATTATTCGTTTTTATTGGGAGTTGTTGAGAATAAAACCGCTTATGACGGGTGGCTGAATTACGTACTCGAACGTGAGCGGGAGAAAGGAAGCCGTAAGAGGGGATAAAAATGGCAAAGAATGAAGCTAAAATAAAATTTACGGCGGAAACAGCGGATTTTACAAAAGCGGTTGACAAAGCAAACACCGAACTCGCGGGGTTAAGAAAAGAAACAAAGCTCAATAGTGAGCAAATGAAAACCGCGGGGGTAAGCGTTGAGGGGCTTGAAAAAAATCACTCATTGCTCGAAGCGCAATTAAAGGCATCGCACGATAAAACGGAAGCATTATCCGCAAAGGTAGATGCCGCCGCGCGGATATACGGGGAAAACTCAACCGAAGTACAAAAGTGGAAGCAAAAGCTAACCGATGCGGAGATAGCGGAAGAAAAAATCCGTCAAGCAATCAATAAGTGCAATAGCGAGATCGAGAAACAGGCGGCGGCGGAAAAAAAGACCGAAAGCGCAACCGAAAATCTTACAAACACAATCGAAAAACAGCAAAGCGAAGTTGATAGGCTGAAAAAGGAATATGCCGACGTTGTTTTACAGCACGGCAAAAATTCCAAAGAAGCAAAAGACCTTGCAAAACAGATTGATAAACTTTCGGACGATTTGCAAGAAAACAAAGCGAAGTTAAACGAAGCGGAAAACGCGGCTGATAAGCTCGATAATACGTTTGACGATTTAGGCAATACGTCGGAATCCGTCGGCTCAAAAATGAAAAATGTAGCCGTAGGCGTGGGGGCTGTTGCGGCGGCGGCTGTTGCGGCTGGGAAATCCGCAATCGATGCGTTTAACGAAGTTGACGACGGCGCAGACAACGTTATTAAAGCAACGGGCGCAACGGGCGAAGCGGCGGCGGAGCTTGAACAATCGTATAAAAACGTTGCAAGCTCTATTGTCGGCGATTTTGGCGATATTGGTAGCGCATTAGGCGAAGTCAATACACGTTTCGGATATACGGGAAGCGATGCGGAAACCGCGACAAAGCAATTTTTGAAATTCTCGGAAGTAACGGGAATGGATGCAACGGAAGCGGTAAAGGCTGTTTCCCGTGCGATTGAAAGTGCTGGGCTTGAAACGTCCGATTATGGCTCTATTCTCGATTCATTAACGGCGGTAGGGCAAGCGACGGGCGTTTCCGTTGATACGCTGGCAACCTCGCTCACGGATTACGGCGCATCCTTGCGCGGTATGGGCTACGATACGAGCGATTCAATCGCGATGCTCGCTCAATTTGAAAAAGCGGGTGTTGATAGCGCAACCGTAATACGTGGTATGCGTACGGCACAAGCGGCGTGGGCGAAAGACGGCAAGGATGCAAAAGAAGAATTTGCAAAGCTTGTTTCGGGGATTAAAGACGGGAGCGTTACGGCTGGCGAAGCATACGAGGTTTTCGGCTCAAAAGCTGGGGCGGAGCTTATAGATGCGATAAAATCGGGGCGTTTTTCCTACGAAGAAATGGTTTCCGTTGTCGAGGGATCGAAGGGCGCGTTAGACGGTACTTTCGATGCAACGATTGACGGCGGTTATGAATTAGACCTTGCTATGCAAAACGCAAAAATGGCGCTGGCGGAAGCGGGGGAAGAAGTCGGTACGGTTTTAACGCCTGTTTTTCAAGGGTTTAGCGATACTGTTTTACCCGCACTTGTACAAGGCTTTAAAGACACGGTGCAATTCGTTAAAGATGCTTGCAGTTGGATGAAAGAGCATAAAGGCGTAATGGTAGCCGTTGCAAGCGTTATCGGCGTTTTAACAACCGCTATCACGGCGTATAACGTTGTGCAAGGCATAAAATCGGCTATGGATGCGGCGCAAGTAACGACAGTATGGGGGCTTGTCGCGGCGCATTGGGCGCAAGCGACGGCGGCAATGGCGGCAATGGCTCCGTACATATTGATTGTCGCGGCGATAGCGGCAGTTATAGCGATTATCGTTCTATGCGTTAAGTATTGGGATGAAATTGTAGCGGCGGTTAAAAAGGCGGTTAATGCGGTTGTAAACACATTAAAAACGGTCGCAAATTGGATTTACAATAACGTTATTAAGCCCGTAGGAAACTTTTTCACGGGTTTATGGAATGGTATTGTTTCGGGGTTTACGGCTGCTTGGAATTGGATTTGTGGGATTTTCACGTCGTTCGTAAATTGGGTTAATACATACATTGTTCAGCCCGTTATAGGCTTTTTCACGGGTTTGTGGAATGGAATTGTAAACGCGTTTCATACGGTTATTGATCCGTGGATTGAGATTGTAAAGCGAGCGGCGGCACTTTGTAATGAGCAAATTATACAGCCGATAAAAAACTTTTTTGTCGATTTATGGAATTCGATTGTTAGCGGTTTACAAAGCGCGTGGGATTGGGTTGTTTCAATCTGTTCAACCGTTGCGAATTGGATAAATACGAATGTTATACAGCCCATTAGTAATTTCTTTACGAGCTTATGGAATAGGGTAGTAAACGGAGTAAAAACCGCTGTAAACGGTGTGAAAAACGTATTTTCAACCGTTGCGAATTGGGTAAATTCGAAAGTCGTTCAGCCGATTAGTAATTTTTTTACCAAACTTTGGAATAGTTTTACAAACGGCGCGAAAAAAGCGTGGAGCGGTGTAAAATCCGTATTTTCAGCGGTTGGCGATTTTTTCGGCGGGATTTTTAACACCGTGAAAGACAAAATCCTTTCCGTTTTTGCGGCTGGCGGTAAAATCTTTTTGGGTATTAAGGACGGGATTGTTAATGTATTCAAAACGGTTGTAAATGCAATTATTAAAGGCATTAACAAGGTAATTTCTGTTCCGCTTGAAGGCTTGAACAAAATCCTTAATAAAATTCACAACATAGAAATTTTGGGCGTTTCTCCGTTCTCGTGGCTAACGTGGCGTGCGCCTATTCCGAAGATTCCGTTACTTGCAAAGGGCGGTATTGTTGATGCCCCTACGCTCAATATTGCGGGTGAAGCTGGACCCGAAGCAATTATCCCGATAGCGAAGTTACAAACGTATATTTACAGCGCAGTAGACAAGGCTTTGTCGGCTATGAATATTCAAAGATTGGCACAAGCTATTGAACTGTTAGCGAATAGACCTATTAACATTTATGTAAACGGGCGTAAATTCGCGGAAGCAACGGCAGGGGATAGCGATGCGGTTGGCGGTATTAGAAACGTATTCAAAAATCGTGGACTTGAAATTGATTAAGAGGTAAGAAATGACGATAATTTATGCAATAACAAGCGATCAAGTGCTTTCGGCAACAATATTGCCGAAGCTCGCTTGCAATAATCAAAATACCGTTCGTTTACACGTTAAATTCGATGATGCGTGGAACGGTTACGCAAAGAGCGCAGTTTTTCACACGGATAAAGACCCTACGCCTTATGAGGTTATTTTCTCGGCGGCGGGGGATTGCCTTATCCCGCCCGAAGTGCTTACGCAAAAGGCGAAGTTATGTATTACTGTAAAAGGCGTTAAAAACGGCGAGGAAAAATCGTCAACGGAATTATGGGTAAAAGTGCTTGCGGGCACGCCCACGATGATTATTTCCGATCCAACGGGAACTATTTATAATCAAGTCATTGCTGCGTATGGCGCAACAAATAAAAAGGTAAGTGAAGAAGCGGCAAGGCTCGGCAAAGCCGTTGAAGTTGAACGGGCAAGAATTGATAACATTTCAAAGCTTGCGGAGGGAAGCACGACGGGTGATGCGGAGCTTGCAGATATTCGCATAGGTGCGGACGGGGCAACGGATGCGACGGCTGGTGCGGCGGTGCGTAGGCAAGTAGGCTCGCTGTTGAATGACATCAATCTTCACGAAAAAGTTATCCGTGAAGCGATGATTTACAACCTCTTTGACGGCAATTACGAATACGGCTCTATTCTTATATATGGCGATACAACGAATTGCGATTATGCGGCTTCCGAAAACAGCGTTTCTTGTATTGTGAATGTAAAACCGAATACGACTTATCATATTAAGAAGTATGATACGAGCGATAGACATAGAGTTGCAACGCATTCGGTAAAGCCGATTGATGGCACAACGGGAATGACATTGCGTACAAGCGCGTATTACAACGGTGAAGAATACACGATAACGACGGGCGAAAATGACTTCTTTATGGTTATTCAAGTATCTTCGCAAAACGAAAGACCGCGCTTGTGTATCACGGAAAATTATACGCAAGATAGCTTTATTGAATATGGCGCGGGAATTTTGCGTGCGGATGAAAAAATAGAGCGTTTACGCGATGACGTTATAGGCGTTATTACACAGCTTCACGGCTTGCTTTTTGGAAATGTTTTTGACGGCGTTTATGAAAGCAATACAGCGATATTGTCGGACGGCGCGATTAGTACCTCGTCGAGCGATAATTGTAAAAGCGCGATTATAAGAATTGCTCCGAATACCCACTATTATGTAAAAAAACACGATGCAAGCAATCGTTTTAGAGTTGCGACGTGCGAAGAATATCCGAAAAACGGAATATCCGCGACCGTATATGAAACTTCGTGGGATAAGGTTGATTTTGTATCGGGCGAAAACGATAAATATTTAATCGTTTACGTTTCCGATCAAGGCGAAACACCGCGCTTGTGTGTAACTATTGACGGTGACAGCAAGGCATTTATCGATTACGGGGAATATATCACGAAAGACGAAGCGGCGCACGATACTTTTAATCGTTATTATTTCCTTGACGATTTGAATGGGTTGTTTGATTGCCCGACAAGCGTAAGCGGCGGTTCGGTAACGGATGACGTTATGCTTACACAATCGGATTGCAATGTAATTTACGATATGTTTGACGAGCTTGTGAGCAAGTATCCGAACTATGTCACGAAAACTACGCTTGGAGAAGTGAGCGGCTATCCGTATAACAAATATACGTTTGACTTCTTGCCGCTTATCAATGAATCGGATAGTGAATGCAAGAAAATGAAGTTTGTCATCGTCGCGGGTATTCACGGCTATGAGCAAGGCACGAGCTGGTGTGCTGCAAACTTTTTCAAGCTGTTATGCGAAAGCTCGGATGAGCGGCTCGGCTTCATGAAACGTAATATCGTATTTGAAGTCGTACCCGTTGCAAATCCTTATGGATTTTCTCATAACCAACGTAAGAACGAAAACGGCGTTGACCTCAATCGTAATTTTGATTCCGATTGGGTGGCGGGCAACAATCCCGAAGATGATTATTACGGCGGCGCGGCGGCAAACAGCGAAGCGGAAACGCAGTTACTTATTCAATTTTTAAATGAAAATTTAGATGCCGATTATGTCATTGATTATCACAATATCGCTGGCGGTTATCCTATGTTTTATTTGCACGACGACGAACAAACGCGCTTGTGTAATTCGGTATTTTCGGCATTGACGAATAAATGGACGGGCGAATATAGCGGTTTCCCGACGGATAGGCTTCTCGGCTATTGTAAAACAGGGCAAAATTCCACTCTTGGCGCATATGCGCGAAAGCTCAAAATGCGAGCGTTTACACTTGAAACGCCGTGGATTATGCCCGTCATAGGTGCTATTCAATACGACAAACAGACCGTAGTAACGGGAATTGAAGTGTTCGCAAACACCATAATAGCTATTATCAAAGCTCATAAGTAGGGAGTGAGGGGTAAAATATGAAAACCATAGGAATTATCGTTGAAAATAAAATCGCCCGTCCGTTAGACAAAGGCGCGGTTATAGTATGCGGAAACAGCGATTATGTCATTAAATTTTCGTTTGACGAAGAATGGGCGGCGCAGAATACGAAAACGGCACGCTTCGCGTATAGCGGGAAGTATATCGACGTTGTATTTACGGGCGATGAATGCCCCGTACCCGTCATTTACGACACGCTGGCGGTCGGTATTGGCGTTTTCGCAGGCGATTTAAGAACGACAACGCCCGCGATTATAACGTGTGAAAGGTCGATTTTATGCGAGGAAGGAACGCCGCAAGATCCGCCCGAAGATGTTTACAATCAAATTATTGAACTTATCAATAGCGGGATGCTTAAAGGTGATAAAGGCGACAAGGGGGATAAAGGCGATAAAGGCGATGCAGGGGCAATCGTGTTTAAACCCGTTACGGAATTGCCGACGGAAAACATAGACACGAGCGCGATATACTTATTACCGATTGAGGGCGGCGAGGGCGAAAATCGCTTTACTGAATACGTTTATATTAACGGTAAGTGGGAAAAGCTCGGTGTAATCGGCATAGAAGTAGACCATAGCGAATATGTCAAGAAAACCGATTACGCAAACACTTTTCAGCACGGCGTTATAAAAACATATAAAGGGTTTGGCGTAATGACAAATTCGGGCGGTTATGCGTATATTGATGTTTCAAACAAAGACGATATTGACAAAAGAATATCGTTGGGAAGTGAATACACATATATGCCGATTGGTTTAAAAGTTTTAGATTATGCAGTTAAAAAAGGCATTACCACAAACACCGAAACTTGGACGGACGAGGAAAAGCAAGCCGCGAGGGATTTAATCGGAGCTATTAGTGCAAAAAGCTATGCAACGGATGAAGTAGGTGGTG